CCGTAAATCACACCGCCTTCTCCCAGATCAGCCCGATCATCACCGACCACAACCAAGCCGCTTCTATGCTTTGTCATGACTTACCGATTCCGTCGGTTGTGAGCCGTTTTGCGGTGAGAAAAGACCATGAGGGGTCGGTGGTGTTTTCCCAGTATTAAAAAAGCCCCTAGTAGGGCTTGTAGGGCTTCTACGGGCTAAGTTACATTTCATACAGGAAGCGACCAAATTCCAGTCGTCGTCTCCACCGCCTAGACTTCTCGGGATTACATGATCGACGGAGTTCGCTTCTTGCGAGCAATACTGACAAGTCCAGCAATCGCGATCGAGTACGCGTTGCCTGATCTTGCGCCAAAGAGTAGTCGAGCCATTGTGTCTTAGTGCTGATCTGCTCACGAATATCCCTTCGCGTTCATGTGAGCGAGAGCTTCACAAGCGAAGTCTTTAGAGTAACGGTTGCGTAGATACTTCAATCCCCAATCGATTTGAGAATAGGGATCGGCTGTCTTTAGATACTCTGATCGTCCTTGAGGAATCCCGTGGTGTGATCCTAGTTTAGCTTTAGGGTTCCAGTTACTTTCTTTTATCCATAATTTATCTAAGCATTTGAATTGTTTAGAACTACCGATTTTCGTTTTTGCATATATTTTATAACTATCAACCAACGAAAGAGAACTACAAAAGACGATTGTAGAAATCAGAATTCGGCTTGTCAAGTGTTTCATCGTTTCTCCCAATCTATCGGCGTGTCGAGCCCGGCGCATACCACGCAAGCGACGCCTTCAATCACCCAAGATCCACAGCTACACCGTGAGATCCCGGCTTCTTTGTGTGACTTGGCGTTGCGTAATTGCTTTACAGAGTAGACATCACAGCTCGAACATTGAACAAATACGAGACCCTGCGGCAGGTTGCCGAATGGATTGCTTTGCTTATGCTCAACTTTCAATTTACAGTTTAGACATTCAAAGAGAAGTGTCTCCATAGTTGGAACTCCTTAGATTCTCGATTGGCTGTAGGTCTGCCTGTGGTATCCAATAAGAGCCATCGCCTCGACGATACTTCTCACGCATAGCCATCGAGATCGGTATCCAACCAGCGAGAACATAGTTCGGAGCTTTATTCACTACGAGGATCGCTACATCTTGACGGCGATCTGTCCCGTTGAGAATTAAGTGTCCGTCCTGCCAGAGTGTCCACTTGACTTCTATCTGTGAACCGACATCAGCTTCGCGCTTGAATGTGTCGATCGTAGGTTTGAAGTCCGGGACGGCGAAGTAACGAGCTACAGCTATCTCGGCTCCGATTGATTGAGCCATCTGGATTACATATTCAAAGAGTGTTAAGCCCCTATCTTTTCGGCTTTCGTGATCTGGCGAGAAGTCCAGACGCCCGATCCTTTTGTAAGCTGTGGAAAGAGAGAGCCATTCCTCGTCTCTGGATATTGGGATCTTTATCATTCGGATACCCGGCATTTAGCGCAGACGAAAATTTGATCCGAGATGATTCCGCCATTGACTCGCTGAGGCTTGTCACAGCCGTCACAGTTGAGCCAGTCGGCTTCGGTGACTCCTTCGTCCGTAAATTTGAGAGCTGATCGATCCGGAAAAAACATTTCAAGGTCTGCCATCGGGAATCCCATCGTGACCTAACCTTTTAACTATTGGATCAATGTGTTTTAATTGATCGCGGATCATTGTGATCGTCAAACACGGATCTTTTACATCACATTCGGAGCAGACCTTTTCTCCTTCGCTAGCTGTGTGAATTGCGGCGATATTTGAAATGGCAATTCCCATATGTATTTGAATTTTCAATAAATCGTTGTAAGTCGGTTTTGTGATTGTCATTGATTGTCCCATTTAGCGGCGCATTGAGCTTCCCGATTCTTTTCGGGACAAGTCCAGCCGGAATAAGGTTGACCAGTCTTTGAGCTGATCCCCTTCTTGCGAGTCATTCGACCGTGAGCGCATACGGGCTCATCGGCAAGGATCTCGCCGCCAAGCTTCGTCGTGATCTCGGTCATCGCCTGATCTACATTCCAGAGATTGTCGTCCGGTGTAGTTTGACCAGCCTTGACGCGTTCAACCTTCTCGGCTTCCTCGCGAGAAATCGAATGCTTTTCGGTTCCGATTCCGGCATTCTTGCAAGCGATTCCGATCGCCGAAGTCTCACAATTTTCGAGTGCAAAGTCCCGATTGACTCCACGCTCTGAGATGACTTCGTTTGCGTGACCGGTCACGAATGGAGCCGGGTCGGCTTCGGTTCGCCAGAGTTCGGCTTTGACGATGAATCGAGTTTGAGAAGCTTCGACGATTTGAGTCACGATCTTCCCGTCCGGGAACTTGACCCAAAACATTTTGATTCTTTCGGCGACTGTGGTGTATTCGGACAGATTAAACATTTAGGCTCCCTTGAGTTGGTTGAACGGATTTGACTTGATCCCAGATTGTGAATGTGCCGTCGTAGCTCACGCCATAAGCGCAAGACGAACAGAGATGTCGATCGACATTGGATTTCTTTAGCGTCTTTTCAATCGTCCAATCGGCTTGAGTTTTAGCCTTTTCTTTCCATTGACCGGATTTGTCTTTCCCGTGTGTGATCTTGCAATAGTCGCACCAGATACCTGGACTCGCTTTGCGAATCATGCGTGGAGTTCTTGTTGGCATTTGTTGCAAAGATCGACGATTAAATCGTCGTCTCTTTCGTAAGAATTGGTCATCGTGAAATTATCACAATTTGAACAATTCGTGTGTGAACCGATTGTGATCAAGCTGTATAGATGATTCATTTGACAGCTCTCAAGCGACGCTCAATCTTGACCACAGCTTCGGATCTGCCGGTGTTGTAGCCCCTAGACCAAGCTAGGACGGCGACGCCGAAAGTGATTCCCGAGTAAATAAGTACCATAAACAAGAACGCGATATTTCCTGACATTTCTGCTCCCTTGATCCGTTGTCGTCGGATCTGGTTTAAGTGTCAGCCTTAGTCGTCTAGCTTGTCAACGACCTCGGTGTGTCTCGGCGCGTCGAAAGATAAAATCGTGTAGAGACGGTCGACCCGGAGATCGATTCGGTTGATCTGATCCTTGATCGATTGTCCACCATTAGGCGTAAGTTCTGCCATAACCGATCGGACGATGACCCGTGTTGACGCGTAGACGGCGGCAAGAACCGAAATAACCAATCCGGCTACCGCCGTCCACTCGCCGATAGTCATTTGTCTTTGGAGATTCCGAATGTGGCGTCGTTCGGATTACAGAATCGAATCAACACCGGAACGAGTCCAGCGACAAGCCCCATCGCAATATCTTTCGGGTTCGTGTTGCCTGTCATGTAGACAGCCAATCCACCGGCGAGAGAGCTTCGGAGCCAAGAGACGAGAAGTTCTTTCATCTTGATCATTTTTTCTCCTTTACTTTCGCAACCTTTGGCGGAATAGGTGGAAAGTCCAATTCCGACGGTGCGAAATTTGGTCTCCCGAATCCGACGATAGATCCGCCGGCTGTGTATTGACGCGTCTTGATCATTACTTCTCCGCCGTTGCGTTGAGATCCTGATCCTGATGTGTTGCCTTCGATCGTAGTGATCCATCCGTCGCCGTCTTTGTCAGCTTTGATGACGATTCCGATGTGTGAAATTCTGAACACTTTGTCGTCCGGAAAATCAAAGAACGCAAGATCGCCGCGCTGTGGTGTCTCATGCCATCGACCTTTAGTTTTGAACGCTTTAGATCCGGCAAGAGTTGAGACCACACTTGGGATCTTGACTCCGGCTTCATTGGCGCACCAGTTGACGAAAGAACCGCACCACGGTAAGCCGTCGGCTCCGGTAAATTTTCCGTACTTGGTCAGATTCTCGCCCTGCTCGATATAGCCGACCTCTTTGAGTGCGACTTCAATAAAGCGTTGAGCTGTGTTTTGCGAATAGATCACAGAGAAGCGATCTCGTCCGCTGTGAGACCAAGCTCGGCAAGTTTGGCAAGTGCTGAGGCTCTAGCTGTTGCCTTTGCTTCTAATTGCGCAATCTCGGCGTTTTCCAATTCTGCCGCTTTGTCTAAAATTTCTTGTTCGGTTGGGCGTTTTGCTGGTTCATTATTGTAAACCAGCGTTGAAAGATCATTGTCAATAT